GACATTGATCTTGATGTACCTGCATTGAAGAAACTACTGGCAGGTTATGCTTCCGAAGCAATCCCATTGACAGGGACAACGAGTGGCGTTGGTCGCTTTAGCCCCTCAGAATCAAGCGATGGTCTTTCTCCGATATGGGCAGCGGTTAACATCGCTGGTCTGCAAGATTGGAGAGCGGCATTAGTAACGCAACTTGAAGCAGCAGACATTGATATTGCGAAAAACTTCGATTATCAACCTCACATTACCCTGGCATATATTGACCCCGATGATCCTATGCCAATTAATGATGTTCCTGCTCTTGATTTGTCCTTCAATGAATTATGGCTTTGCATTGGTGATGATAGGTACTCTTTTGCAATTGGAGATGAGCAATATGCCTCGGATGCTTCAGAGAAATCCACTATTGATCATATCCTCAATGATATCCAGGATTTTCTATCAAAGATGCCAGAAAAGGAGATTGAAGCGCTATATGAGAAAACGAATGCAAAGGCAAAGAAAAACAATGGAACAGACAATGCCAAGACATGGATTCCGCAAGGGGTTGAGAGTGATAACGTTCGACAAGGCAAAGAAGATGGGGGAAGCATCGAACCAACCAAGGAAAGTAAGGATACCGCTGAGGATGAGACAGCGAAAAGAGCTGTAACAACGTACAGCTCTAGGGATATGTATAGGGACTTTATTGGGAGGTATGCATGATGGGTAGCTTGCAGTTACAACAACTTTCCACAGGAGGTGTGGCATGGTAAAGATATCCACTACGTTGCCCCCAAAAACAGAGTTTAAATCTTTTCCTTTTGAACGAAAGTCGATAGACGAGGATCAGGGTATCATCATTGGTTATCTCTCGACATATTCAAATGTGGATCTCCAAGGGGACCGTGTGCAAAAAGGCGCGTTCTCCAAGACGGTCACAGAAGGTAAATCACGGATGCAGACGCGAGGCATTATTTGGCCGATGCTTTGGATGCATTCACCGGATCAACCTATTGGGAAGGTAATTGATGCGCAGGAAGATGAAAAAGGACTGCTTATCACTGCCCAACTTGATATTTCTATGACAGGCAATGAATTCAATAATCCAAAAGCCGCTATGGTTTTTTCTGGGTTTAAGCAATCTTATGTGTCAGAAATGAGCATGGGTTATATTGCCATTCAGAAAGATTATGATAAGCAAGGTGTGCGTAATCTAAAAGAATGTGCAATAGTAGAATCAAGCGCATGCACAACTTTATTCGCTGCCAATCCTGAAGCTTTAGTACCTGCATCGGGTGTTAAATCAACATTAGGAGACATTGAAACCATGGATACCAAAGATATAAACATTGAAGACATGGAGATCAAAGGTGTCTGTGGTAATACATCGGGTCCCATCGGTCCTCGTGATGAAGCATGGGACGGTGCTAAGGCCAAAGGACAAATCTTTGCAGCAGCAGAGAAAGACGATGGAACAATATCAACATCAATTGCAAAGAAGTATTTTATGTACGTTGACGGGGATGGAAGCAAAAAAGGCGATTATTCTTATCCTTTTTGGTTTGTAGGGGATTCACCACACATTTGTGTGGGAGCGGTAAAAGCTATTGTCTCAGCCATCGGAGGCGCACGGGGGGCTAGCGCTCCTGACGGATTAAAGAGTAAATGTGAAACTTTGTACAATAGAATCAACAATAAGTACAAGGATGCTACACCGTTAACGCCTCCTTGGAAAGACGCTGACAAGGGAGGCAATTCGATGCCAGAACGAAAAGACTTTAACTCGCTCTATCAAGATGCACAGGCAAAGGATGCCTACGAAGACTGGTGCGATCTTATCAATGCCCTCACTGGTGCGATGACGCAAGCTTTTACCATTGGTGACACGCCCGTGGATGACATGAAGGATGCATTGACGCAATTTACTACAGCTACTCTTGCTTGGGCAGAAGAATCTCAGCAGGCAGGATTGGCAGACTATCTTTCTGATCAGCAATGTAGTTCCGATGCTCCATACATTCCATACAACATGCGCGTCGGCTACATGGCACGCGATGATAAGCCTGATACAAAATCAGGTGCTACTTTTTCATCGACCTCAAAAGCAAAGCTTGATGAGCACGTCAATGGTTTGAAGGAAGTGTCTAAAAAGCTTACTAGTCATGCCAAGGACCTAGAGAAAAAAGCCAATTCTCTCACCGAGCTGTACCGAAGCGAAGGGCAAGGACCAGCGTTCGCAACGGGTAGCGGCGATAGCGGGAAAAGCAATGTATCTCAACGACAAGACCAAGCCATGACTTCAGAACGTGAAGAGCGCCGTGGGCCGTCAAGTACACCCACACGCGAAGATCAGCCGGAGCAATCCACTGAGTTCACTATAGATGATCTTGCAGCAATGCTTGTCTGATTTTTAACGACCAATATACACTTAAGAAAGGATGAGTGTACAATGGGTGTACTTGAAGAATTAAAATCAAAAAATGCGAATGTGGCAACACTCTTCAGGCAAGCACTTGATGAAGAGGTAGGCCCTGTTCGTACCGATACCAACTACCTGAAGGACCTTACTGGCGAAACAAAGCAAGTCATCGAACGCTTGGAAAATGAGCATAAGAGCCTGGAAACCCAGATCAAGGAACTCGCAGAAAAGAACAAAGAGCAAGAGACCACCATCAAGACAATGCAAGCGATGGCTAATCGCCCTAGCAATGTCAAGACTGAGGATGCTGAAGCGGAGAAGAAAGCGGCTAAATCTGCATTCCAGAAAGCTCTAAAGCAGGGATGGGGACGATTAAGCTCTGAAGAGCGAAAGCACGTCAAGCATGATCAAGACGCTGGGCTCGAAACAGGTTCCAATGTCGGGCATGGTTTAGCTGAGGAGCACAAAACACTCTTTGAAGCCGATGCAACGACCGGAGGCTTCCTAACTATACCAGAGTATGTCAATGAGCTTATTGAGTCCATCATACTTGTATCGGACATGCATGGTCTAGTCAATGTTCGCACAACGACAAAGCCGTTTGTCATGATGCCAAAGCGAACACAGACAACCTCCGCCTCCAGGATAGCAGAGCAAGCAACGCGTACTGAGACACAAAATCCGAAATTCGGGATGGTCCAGGTGTTCCCCTATGAGAGCTTTGCACTTTGTCTCATTTCACGTACAGACCTTGACGATGCTGAACTTGATCTAGGCTCTTACGTCATGCAAGACTTCGGCACACAGTTTGCCAAGCTTGAAGGTAATGAGCTTATCAATGGTCTCGGATCTGGGTCAGGGCAGTGCCAAGGATTTTTGACCGATCCTGGTATCATTGGAGGTTCAAACTTCACAACTTCCTCAATTGCTGCAAGCTTTGCTCACGCCGACTTTACAACGCTCATGCATAGTCTTAAGTCTGGATACCGCAAGGGGGCTTCTTGGCTCTTTACTACAGAGACGCTCGGTGCTATCCGTGGACTTACTGACTCTACAGGGCGTCCGCTGTGGACTCCATTCGGCACTAATGATCTTCCTGGACAACTTTGGGGATACAACTACTTCGAGATGCCTGATATGCCTCAAATGGCTGCAAACAAATTTGCAGTTGCATTCGGCAATTTCAAAGTGGGATATCAATTGGTTGTTAGGAAGCAAGTCAGTATTCAAGTATTGATGGAGCGTTATGCAGATCAAAATGCAGTAGGCTACATGGGTTACTACAGATTTGGTGGCGGCGTAAAACTTGCAGAAGCAATCAAGGCTATGAAATTGCATGCATAAAAGCAGGAAAGGAGAAATAACGACATGGCAATTCACGATCTTTACAACAGAATTGGCGTTGTACCGGACCTTAATCCTGCTGCACGCACTGCATCCGTGAACTCAGGAGGCATTGATAGAACAGCATTTGAAGGTGGTATCGATTCGCTTGTGGGCGTCCTGGCAGTTGGTGCTTGGACTGATGGTACACACACCTTTAAGTTGCAAGACAGCCCTGATAACTCAGTGTGGACCGATGTTGCTGCAACGTACTTGCAAGGATCATTTACAGCTATTACGAGCGCAGGTCAACAGAATGCAGTACAAAAAGTTGGATACAGTGGCATACAACGATACGTAAGAGCGGTAGACACTGTAGCTGCAGCAACAACAGGTGCAGTATATGGCTTTTTCTGGATTGTTGGAGGTGCTCACTACTTACCAACGGGTAGTCCTAACTAGCAGCGTGTTTTAGAAGCATTGGCGGTGCTGCTCTACATGAGTAGCACCAACCAAGATAAACTTGAGGATGAGAAATGAGTACAGACCCTACAGAAGTAACACAGACCCAAACACCTGCTCCTGAAGCACCGACGCAGGAACAACCTCCTATTGAGGCACCTGTGGTTGCGGAGTCAGTACCAGCCGCGCAACCTGCTGAAAAAATAGCAATTACCA